GCCTTCATTGTACATATGTAGCAACATTGCCGGCATTGTAAGACCAACAGCACCCTTTGCTCAGAATTGAGGACTTTTCATGTGCTTTGCGATCATTGCGGGTTCTTGCAACATTACATTAAAAAAAGGAAGAAAGTTAGCAGCGTCTCTAACCAGTTTGCTAGATCCACGTTTCGTTGGGTCATATGTCACACTCTTAGATTCGATTAACGCTTGTAGACGACCAGATGGTGTATCACCGAATTTCTTGACAGATCTTTGATACTCAGCGAATGGTACACTGGCGGTCAATGAACTGGAGAACTTCTTTAAGAACCCTGATAGCTTATTAAATGGAACCATCACGGCATTCGGACGATCGGACTTCAATAACTCTTCAATCTTGCCAATACGATCACTACGCGTCATTAATCTGGTAGCATATTGTTCACCACCCAATGACTTAAATTGATTCCATGAATGAGAATCTTTGTAGATGTCAACCAATGCTTTTACGATGCTAATTGGGTTGCTACCGGTCTTACTGTAGATCAGAGACGAATAAGCATCTCTTAAGAAGATAGATCCGGCTTTAATGGGTTCAAATACGATTGCCCGTGACATCAAATTATTTGTTGATCGGAATATCTTTGTAAACGTGCCAGTATCCGCAGGTGCAAGACTCGCATATGTCTCGTAAACATCTCTCGGCACTTCAATTTCAAACGGTTTTCCATTCTCCCATCCACGAATTCTTCTGGTTTCCGGTGTGAATGCGTCTTTGCGGGATTGATTATAGATCGTTTCTGCCATCTCTGTATATTCTGGATCGATATCAAGATCTTCCATCATATGTTCTGGTAATGCACGGTTCTTGGACTTGACAATCTTGCCGGGTAATTGACCAGATTCAACGAACTTCTTGTATTGCAGTATAGATTGATTCTTCTTGGAGTTCATAACCATCATTGAGATATTCTGAATATCTGATTCCGATGGTGGAAGAATCTTACGGAGAGATCCCTTTGCGCGATGCCACCATTTCTTGGGGTTCAATGATCCCTCGCTAACGACTGCATCATTACCATAATCCATTACTCGATACAAAGACGCGTGTGATTCTTGATTCCATTGTTCGCGTGCTTCGGGTGTCAGCATGTCTGTTGCGTAATGATCAGTAATCTTCTTTTGAAATTCTCTGAGACGTTGATCTATCGGACCATACTTCTGTTTCAATTTCTCGACAGTTTCGGTTGCTTCTTTCGTTCCGATACCAGACTTAAGACCTTTTTTCTGACGCTTCAAGGCTTCTTTAGATAGACGATACGCATCTAATTCTTGCACACTGTATTCTTGTGGCTTAAGACCCTTGGTAGTCTTCTGTCATACATCACCAACGCCTGTATATACTTCTTGTAAACTTCCAGAAGCAAATCTATCGGAGTTATTATCAAATGCGCCTTTGGATAAGACGTTATTTATATCCGATGCCGCGTTCATAGCTTGTTTAATCTTGGTAGTTACGCGTTCTTCTGTTGGGATATCAGTCTCTAGACGATTCAGTGGCTCAAGCGCATCATATGTCTTCGTGTAGACTTCGTGCAATGCTTCTGATGGATTCTTTACGGCTTCAGCAACTGATTTGCCCGCTTCTTTAACACGACCCTTTAGCGATGGCTCTGGTTCCATGCGATCAAATGCAGATTGTCCCGTCTCTTCAGTAATCGGCTTGGGGACTTTTTCGATGGACGTCTTCTTTTTCTTTATTGGTTTCTTTTTCTTGGATCTTGTCAGTTTGAATGCAGACGGTTTAACAGAGAATGATGCTTTCTTTGGCTTGTTTGCCGGTTGGTTGACAGATTGGTTTACATTCTCTTTTGATGTTTCAGTCTTTTGATTGGCTTCGGCTTTGGGTTGTTCACTCGGAATTTCGCTCGTTTCATTAATCTTTTGATTGCTTTCACGTTGGATTCTCTTCTTGGCAAGATCAATACGCTTTTGTGCGTCTTTCTCTTTTTGTTTATCACCAGACAGTCTTGCTTCTCGTTTTTGATTACGCGCAATCTCTAATTGACGTTCTGCCGTTGGTTTGATATCGATCGGTTTGGCATTCTCAATTGGTTTAATCTCACGTTTTGTAACATGGTCTTTCTCGAATTGATTCATGAACTTGCGATTAGTCGATAGACCAGCTTTACCAATCTTCGAATAGTTTTCTTGATAGTACTCGATAAAGTCGCTAAGTTGTTGCGGTGTACGCACCCATCCGTTTTCAATTGCTTTCTCTGCCAGCTTCTTTTTATTGGATCTTGGAGCATTCTCAACAAATTCATTGATAGTCTGTAGATCTTCAGTGACTTGCTTGCCAGTCTTGTCTACTTTCTCTGGTTCACGTCTTAATAGATCGCTGTTGGTAGTCTCGACATTAATCTTGTCGGTCATGTTACGCGCTTTTGCGGTATCTGTTGACAGAAGGATTGTGGCGTTAATGTCTTTAAGATCTTTGGTAGTTGTCTTTGGTTCTTTCTTTGCACTCTCAACAGCAGATTCAACAGACTGTTCTTTCTTAGTCTTCTCCGATTCCTTGCGATCCATTTGATCTTTTAAGGCAGCATACTTCTTTTCTGTTTGCTCTTTTAAAAGCTCTGACGCTTTTTCCATCTCCGCTTTCATTGCTTCGTTGAGAATGTCTTGCTTCTTTAATTTCGCATACTCTTCGGGAGATAAACCAGACTCCTTACCTTCTTTGGCAATCTTGATTCGTAATAATCTTGGAAGATGCAATCCAGTGATCAATGCAGCAGCGTTTGCGTATTCGTTAACGGTTGGTAATCGCCCCTCTGAGATTGCCGGAACTGTACCAGCGGTTGCAATCTCTGCACCGATCGTTGCTGCTTTACCACCAATTTTTGTTTCTAGTAATTTATTCAGTCATGGGATCTGTTTCAATAGTGGTAATGACTTATTGACCGCTGCAAGTGTACCACCCATTGCGCCTTCTCTAAGAGTAGAACCAGATACATTCTCTGCACGCTTTCAGAATTCTTCCAACGTCATATCTTCGCCAGTCTTACGATGCTCGCGAATCTCTTTAAGAGTCTCTTTAATCAACGCCTCTAGACCCATTGCGCCAACACCAGCACCGGCAACACCGCCAGCTGGACCGGCAACCGCAGTACCAGCAGCACCACCAGCAAGACCACCAGCAATAAAAGCCGGTAGAGATCCAACAACATTACCGAATGAATGTGACAATGTATCAATGAAATCACGGTCAACGTGCTTCTCGTTGGTCAGCGTGCCATTCAACAATTTAGTCAACTCACCGGCTGAAGATTCCATTACACCAGCTTCAAACGATTGCAATATGCCGGGAGATTGGGTTTTCTCTGGTTGTTGTTGTGTATCGGTTGGTATCTCGTTCCCAGAAGGCTCATTAGACGCGTTTTGAGGGGGTATAGAGCCATCAACGTTATTTGATGGTGTATCATACGGTTCAGACGATAACTTGTGTTCTAACGCGCTTAGAATGCGTTTGTTATCTAATCCAGCATTACGCCCAGCATTGAATTTCTCTGACAATTCAGGATACTTGGATTCAATAGCCGACAGAATCTTATCGTCATCCAATCCAGCATCTCTACCGCGTTTAATATTCTCAATGGTCAGAGCCATTATAACCCCATTAATGCCGCATTCTTTGCAGCTTCACTATCATTATCTTTCGGTTTTGGTCCACGGGGTTTCTCACCATTGGCTTGTAGGACTTTTGAGACAATCTTATTAGCCTCTTCTTTTGTTCATCCAGCACTAGTGGCTTTCTTCTTAAGTTCTTTTTCAGTCAATCCGAATTGTTGTTTCAATTGTAATAATTCGTTGTACGCTTGTTCCTCACCCATTGGAATATCTCTAGACCAGTATGGCTTCTTAGATATCGCTGCATCGTCAATCTGTTCACGTCTATTAGTAACCATTTGATATGCAGATTGGAATGCTTCTGGAGTGCTAACGGGGTTCTTCTTGTCTTTTAGAAGGCGTTCCATAAGACCATTTAGATCCGCTTTATCTTCGATAGATAATTGTTTATCAGCACCCTTCAGTTGGCTGTTTGTGTAATCAGCTACCAGTTTTGGGAACTTAGCACTTTCTCTTTCGGCAGCTTGCTTCAGTTGTAATTCTTGTTTCTCTAGCCTAATACGCGCATTTGCTAACACTTCTTGTTGATAATCAGTGAGCGGTTTTTCTTTTGGTTTGTTGGCATTAGCCTTTTTAATATTCAGTTCTTGTTCTCTGATATCAATCATTGCTTGTTGATATGGAGTAATTTGAGTCTTCTTAGATTTTAACGTAGCCAGATCCAAAGTCTCTTTCAATTTATCTCGCTTATAGTCTTGAGACAATCCTTCAGCGTTTGCAATGTCTCTATAGATCATTTCGGGTTCAGCATCAGGACCATACTTTGACATTACTTTCTTGAAGATATCATCATTACGTCTCTGACCTTGATTTTCATTCAAAGTACCCAGAAAACTTTTAGCGAATCCACCCATTGCATTAGCGTATGGATCTTCACCAAAATTGATTACTTGTGCAGCTGGCATTATTTATTCATCCCATTCAGTGTGTTTTGATACGGGTTAGACGTATTCATTCCCGGTAATGGTGCTGGAGATCCGCCAGCGGTTGGCGCAGCAGACGGAGTAGTGCCACCGGATCCATTGAATTTATTGTCTATATAATTAGCAGTTGCTTTTCCACCGTATTCAGTCAGTGCACCAAACATCTTATCGCTGGCAGATGCTTGTGGTTGTTGATATGCAAAAGTCTGCATTCCAAGAATGTTATTAAGACCATTGATTCTGCGTTCAACAGATTGATTCTGACCTTGGTAGAGCATGTCAGCCAATTGAGTATCTAAGTTACGTTGAACATCTGTTCCCGCGCGTGATAATGATCCACCAAGATAACTTGAGTTCTGTAGATTCTGACCACGGAATTGACCAGTGATTCCCGGAATGACTTCTTGATTGAATCGTTCATAAGCCGGTTGAGCATATTTATTCTTTCAGTTGTCAGTCGCTTTCTTCTCGTCGAAGTTGAACATGTCTGCCCACTCACCACGACCTTGTAGTGCTTCTGAGTACTTGTTGTATAACGCTTGTTGGTTCTTATCTAGTGTGGACTTCTTCTTGGTTTTCTTCTTACCACCGCTGAATAATCCAGCCAATCCACCAACAACTCCACCAATAGCCGTACCCCAAACTGGCATGATCGCTGTACCCGCAGCAGCTCCAGACAATGCACCAGTTGCAGCACCACCGTAATTTACTTTACTCATTATAATTCTCTATGTGATTTGTTTTCAGATGACATTCTCTTTAGTTGTACGAGATGTCATTATCCATGCAGTGTCTGTTGATTGATTAACCCAGAAGTCACCGGTTAGAAAACCGCTGTTAACTTGAGAGCTTGCCAGTGGATCTGTATTAGTTGTGTGCGTAGACGGTTTTGTATTCAACACTCTGGCAGTGGCAATATAGAAGTCATTCAATTGATTGTACAACGTTGGATTGATGTTCTTTATCTCATCGCCAAAATTGAATACAGGATTTAAAGTAGCCATCTATACCAATCTCCCCGTAGCAGCAAAACCCGGCATCATTGCATGGATCTTGACTTCAGAACCGGATTGATTATTTAACACTTGGAATTGAATGAATCTTGCCGTCTGATTGATCCACAGCTTGTATCATTTCTTAATTCCATTTTCTGATTCATGGCTACTAAGATTTACTTGATATGGTGATGGTTCGTATGGGAACACATCAGTTGATTGTTCTCTGTCATTTGTAATACAATTTATCTGCAATATGGCTGGTTCTGGTGTAGATACAAATCCACCGGACACATAGTCAGCATACATAGATGAGTCCACTCCATCCAAAGAGATATTGCTTGAATTGATTACGGTGATTGTAGGCTCTGTCTGATTCAATTCAGTCATCCCAATAACGCCATCGATATAAACAACATCACCAGTCTTTAGATTATGACCGGGAACATATAACGAACATGGATCAGTCTGTGTTGCACCGAAGATATATTTATTAATCGTTAGATCAGTACCAGTTGTCGTTACATAGAAATACATCCAACCGCAACTTACTTTTTTATCGACATTGGCAAATGGATTGAACTTCTTGGTCTTACATTCGAATTGAATACATTTAGACGCTTGACCACCACTTGTATAAGTCTTAGTGCTGAAATTGTTTGTATCGCAATCTAATTGGAATACATAATTCTGATTGGGTGCTACAAATACAACGGCAAATTGTTTATTATTAACTTCTGGTATTCCTTGAACAGACTCTATAGCAATTACGTCTCCCACAGCATAAGTCTGAAAGTCTGTTGTCAATTCAATTGTTTTTTCGTCAATTATTGTAATGTTGCGAATCTTAACCGGATAGTCTTCAGTCTGTGCGTTATTTAAATTGAATATCTCACCACGATGTCCACCACCAATCGATATAGCCGTTCCAATCGTATAAGCAAATGAATTCCAATCACCAAACTCGGTTGCCATCTCATCCCATGAATCAAATATCGCTAGATCATTCCATGTAGTGCTGATAGCCAGTATGTAAGTACCCATACAACTAAGGGGTATGCGATACAGACAATAGTTATCTTCTTCGTAATTAGTCACTAAAATCTGGTCTGATATTATTTGTTCACTAGTTGGGAATATCAGATAATGATCTCGATCTCGATCCACAGAACCCGCAAAACAAAGATTGAAGTTATCTTGATCAATAGTATTTATTGAGAAATCAGGAATCTTATCATCTGCACGCTCAACAGAGTATCCATCCGTTAGAATGAATCCAAGACTGCTGACAGCGTTTGTCTTATTAAGATATGTAATAGACCCATATGGAGCATTAGAACCACGGGTAGCATCGATTCTATTCAAAGCAAATGGAACGATATCATTGCCGGTATACTTAAGAGACCAGACTTCTGTCTGTGTAAAGATCAATCGGTCATCTCTATTGAAGTCAGATGATGATATGAACGTCTCAGATGGTATATCAATTACACCAGCACCAATTGCAGCCTCGGTGAATGTGTCACAGAATGCGCCAGTACCAGAGATTCTTAAGCGGTGTCCAAATTGAACTCCACCTTCTTTTGTATACTCGACGACCAATCGATCTTTGAATTGTGAGATGTGTAATGCGGTATCAATTGGATTAGTCAGCGGTGTGTATGTGATCGTAATTGGTACAGCAGCTAGTACAACAGCATTAAAAGTAACATTGATTCTGGCAGTCAATAAATCTATTGTCGTTCCCGCAGCAACAGAACCATCGCCAGAAACTACACCAAATTGATCAATATTAATAACTTGAGCACCAGCGGTAATGATCGCAGCCAATCCAGTACCAGCACCATTCGGTAACAATCCAGTATTCACCAATGGAGTTGTTCATGTATATGTAGCTCCACCATCTCCAGTGCTGAAGACTCCACCGGATACCTGCGTACCAGTAACAGTATATATTGGATATACAGAAACCGTATTTCCATCATACCGCTGAACAGGATCTTTAAAGTTTACGAATAATAATCTTTGTAGATTCTGAGGAGTTGGATAGTTAACCCATGACATAAAGTTTGTTTTACCGCCAGACAGTAATGGTGTCGGAGAGATATCATCTAAGCGATTCGATGATGAATCATATCGATTAACGTATGTTGTATCGGCAACGATCAGTTCTTTGGTATTCAATTGAGTATAGAAGTTCATGATACCCATTACCGGCTCGCCTTGATGGACGTCTAACTCAAGAGTGACTAGATGACCCATTGGAGGTGGAACGGTAAATGTGACCGTCTGTGGAGTTGCCAGCGTAGTCGTATAGTTCAATACAGATGTAATAGTCCCATTAGAACCACCAAGCGTACCACCAATACCGTTATCTTGTATGATTTGAGATTGTACACCAGCAGATGTCTTATCGATTGCTCGGAAACCACCACGTCTTAACGGTTTAGTTGTGCCAGCAACAACAAATGAAAAGCTGGTTAGAACTCCATCAGCAGCCACAGTAGAACTAACAGTGACGGTATGAATCATTCTAGATTCGCAGTACGGAAATCCACCACTACCGCCATTAGCATAACCGTCATAACCAGCACGCTTCTCTCAGACTCCGCGGTATACAAAGCCGTCATAGAGTTCATCTTGCGCATCGTCTGGTAGTAACCACGGCTGACGTTCTTTGTCGAATCCAGTGCTAAAATTTGCTATTAAGTAGCCTTGATGATTCATTATGGTAATTGCACCACTAAAACGGTTCAGACGAATGTTCTTGATGTAGACCCACCTTGGTGTCTTATATAAAGATTTTGTGGATTACCAGCATCTATATACCCAATTACTAAACTTTCTGTCCCAGTTATATTTAAATTAGCAAGTATCTGTGCGGGAATTGTCAATGTACTTCCATTAGAAAATCTGATTGCGTTTCCAACACACGCTGCAACATTCGAATCTTGGAGCGATCCAAAGACGTATGCTTGGTAAGAATAACCCGGATTGGCAAATATTAAATCGTTTTTATTTGCATTTAAAACAGAAGTACCGCTAATTGTGCGTACGAATCCAGTCGGTATTGGAGTTATCTGAGTTCTTTCAGTACCATTGTATCAGAACAATTGTGAACGGGCTGTATTGGGATCTGGCGCAGAATATAAGATACCATTACCACCCGGAAACCCAGTCGGTACGGGTAAGCGATCCATGAAAGTACATTGCTTATGAATACCGTTACCAGCAGCCAAAGTGTCTAAAAAGTTATGATCACGATTGATATTGGCTCGCAATCTTGCCATGTTAGTCTGGTTTTCAGCAGGAAACAACGATGGACTTTTACCCGGATTAGGAATTGCAGAATTAAATGTCATTAGAAACTTGGGGTTGAACGTTGGTTCATTTGTTGTTGGTACGTACGCGCGTAGACTTTAGAGCGGTAATCATTGAATGCTGGAGCGATTGAATTTGCTTTGTCGGTTTCGCCATAGTCGTTAAATAAATCTCTTGATGCGCCATAGACAATATATCTCCACAAATAATCATTCTTGATTGGAGATTCGTTGTCAGTCATCAATAGTTCGTATTGATATGCATTGATCTTGATATGATAGGACTTATCTAATGGCCCACGAAACGTCAATTCATTATTATAATACAAGACGTATGTCGGTCTTTGCGGTTGATATTCTTGAGTCTCCGGCCAGATAGCAAAGAATCTTGCAGGATCTTCATACCAGAATACTTCAAAGCCATCTGCAGTACAATATGGTCCAATCGTTGTGAATTGAACACCATCGGGTGCTTGTAATGGATGTTGCAAATCAACTGGAAGCGGATTGAATGTTGTCTGATCAATATCGAACTCTCACCAAGTTCTGAGTTCCTTAAGACGTAATTCTTGTCCCATTTCCAATTGATAATAGTCGTTCAAGTACCCAAGCATAATTTCGTCGGTGAATTGTGGATCAGTATTATCCACGCGACCAGTAACGTTACGCATTATCGTGATTAGATCGCTTGCATACTTGACCATGATCTACACTCCGAAGTCAACTGGCTGGCAAGAGAAACGCGCACGTTCGCCAACTTGTTTTGTTTCAGTCTTCTCAACGTATTGACCACCACCGGCATCATTACGGACTTTCACTTCTGCGTAGATCGGCTCACTAAGACCAGTCAACCATTTGATTACTGGCAAACAAAGATCATAGATACAACCCGGTATCAATTGACCGCTTCAATCGATATCTTTGTTACGCACACGGCATTTTAAAACATTTGTTGGTTGTTCGAATCGTTGGAATCGGACTTTCATTTTTGGGTAGAAGTCTTCGGATGGTACTTTGACGGGAATCTTTTTAAGACGCGCGTGTTTATTGTAGATATCGAAGTGTTCTAGTTTTGTGGGATTCTCTTCTGTAGGATCGTATTTCTTTTCTAATGGAGTAACGGGTTCTGCAACGACAACAACCGCAACAGGCTCGACAGGCTCTTTCTTATTATCAGGTTTCATTAAGTACTCATTGTATTAAGATTTTGGGTGAATAGTGATTCCCCAACTAAATTGATTTGAGCAACTCCAGAGTCAATGAACGTCACAAAGTCAGTGCCATCGATTGGATTGCCATATTGATCATATAGATCAAACGTATCAACCGTCACATTGCCAACAACATATTGTTGGTTATTAAGTTGATACATTCCGGTGTCATCAATAGCGGGCAGCGGATAGAACCGCGTAGCCCGCACATATTGACCGTTCACAAGACCATTTGCCACTACAGTGACTCGTACAGGATTTGTTTTAGTAATCGCCGTAGGAGTCATATATGTAATCGCAAACCCAAGCTCGGTGTTAGCCATTACGCTACATCACCAAGGTTGGTATAGACGTTTGCTTTAGTTGCTTTGACATAGATTAGATCATTGTCAGCACCCATTACAACAGAACCCAATGTGTATTGGTAAACCGGAGCTGGATTAACAGTTCCAAGAGATTGACCAATCAAGTTGAATTTCGCTACTCCAGTATTAGCAAATGCGGTCTCTGCACTTAAGTCAGCGATTACATTTGTATATGGTTCTAATAGCTCAAAAGTCGTAGCAGTCACAGCACCGATTTGGAATACTCGGTTATTGCAACCATAGCAACCAGTAGCATCAGCAATCGGAGTCGCTCTGAAGTTGGTACCACGAACGAATTGACCTTCAGTGAACGTATTAGCAGCAACAGTAACCACAGAAGTAGTCACGTTGATTGCTGTAGGAGTCACGTTAGTTGCAGCGAAACCAGAACCATCACCAAGATAAGTGACGCCATTAGTAGTCTCAAGAACCAAGTTCTTTAACGCAGTTACACCATTATCTACAATGGTCAACATTATCAGTCCATCACCAGCCGGAAAACCATCAAACCAAATACCTTGTTTAGAGATAGTGGCATCAGTGTTGGCAGTACCATACTTAGTATAGTTGAACCATTCGATACAATCCGCGCGAAACGGCAACGTAATGTTGTACGCAGCAGCAGCAGATTGGATCTTAAAGATTGCTACATTGCAATCATCAAAATTTGTTACGGACATATGTTCTCCTTATGGTCGAGTTGAAAGTAAGTTAATTACCCAACTATCGTCGAGAATTGTACAGCCTAGACGACCTTTTCAGCCCATAGTGCTACGTTGATTCAACGGATCTTGACCAGCACCAAGTGGCTTAATGACCATTTCCATTGACTGAGAATCGATTGCAATAGTTCCGTAACCGTTTGCAGCGAACAATAGATTCGAATAAACAGGAGCAGCAGCAGCGGTCTTATACGCCTCTGTTGTCATACATATTCGAACCTCGTCACATGCCCCAAGCTCGCTCTCAAGAACAGATTGCTGTCTAGGGTACGCAGCAGTCGGTACGAAGTTACTTAGTTGCTTGATATTGGTACGTAAATCGGTCGAAATCGCCATCCAGTACGCCTGCCAAACGGGAGCCGTGCCTTCCATATTGCGTCCCTCGATATTTGGCGCCATGCGCTTACCGTTATTCCCGATAAGATAATCGACAGCCAATTCTAGATCGGTAGTTGTGATTTCCGTAATCGCATTTCCGTTCTGACCGTTTAGGCAAGAAATCTGGCTTGCAGTAGCAACAAGCATGTTTCTGACGATTTTGTCATATGAACTTGCTTGGTTCTGTGCGAGCATGTCTGCAACTTCGTTTGATGTCTCATCTTGAACCAAGATAATAACGTCATCTGTAAGCTCTACGACTTTACCGTATTGCGATACGACTGCGGTTACATCGAACTTGTTGACTTGCTCTGGTGACGGTGTAACGCCTTCTGACAATGGAGTCAGTGAGTCTGCAAGGTTTTCAAAACGTCTGAAGATCGCTGTCTTAGAGTTTTTCTGTGGGATTCGTCTTTGTTGACTGAAATAACCGTAAATGTAATACGGTTGATGACGGTCTAACAAAACGTTATCAAAATAGATCTGAACTTCAGGATCTACTTGATTAGTTGTGGTCATTCCATTTGCCATTGGGTGGCTTCCTTATTAGCCCCCAGACAACATTTTTCTTCGATATTCTCTGAATTCTGGCTTGCCTTGTATTGACTTCATATAGTCAACATTGCTACCTTGGGATGACTTTGTGATCGTTGCAGGATTACCCGGCTTTTGGGAATTCTCTACGATTCGTTTCGCATCAGCTTGTGGTTGTGAGAACTTTTTGGCTGGTGCGGAGTTTTCTTTTGGAGTCATCGAATTTACGATTTGATATGCTCGTTCGTAACGATTCGGAGCTGATTCGATTGATTGTGCGAGTCAGGGGTGGGTTTTGATAATCTGTTCTAAGTTCTGATTTATCATCTCGACGGCATCTGGTCTTGATTGACAGAATGCCTCCTCTAAGATCTCACGCTTCTGAGAGAATGTTGCCGTTTGTAGGCGTCTTGTCATCTCAGCTTTTGTAATGAAATCATCATCATCACCATCATCTTCTTCAGGTTCTGGTTGTTTTGATTTCAGCATGAATTCTTGTAGAGCGCGATTTTGTGATTCTAAATCTTGTCTCTTTGTACGCTCGGCTTCTAGAGCCTCCAAGGGAACCATACGAGCCGGTGGCTTCTGTATTTCTTGTTGTTCCCCAACGTCATCTATTACATCCTCGGAGTCAGGAATCTGTTCGTCTTCTGTCATTTTACACCCGTTAATCGCCCGTAACCCGGCGGCAGTGTCTAGTGGTGGTCTAGACGATTACACCTTTTTTGTCGTTCTTCTGGACTTTTAACGTCTTATTTAGTGTCGGTAGACGTAACGTACCATCGGGATTCAGAACCCATAACAACGTTTTTACACCGCGTTTATTATCTACTTCGTAAACGAACGAACTTTTGATCAACGGAGGTTTTACATCCGAAGCTTCTAAGAATGTCTTACCGATATTGCCACCGTCTTCTTCTGGAAAACGGACTTTCCCAAGAATCCAATAAGTGTCTTTCTTTGAGTTCGCGTTTAATATCTTCTCCATCTCAGAGTTGAAGTGGCTAGTCAGCCCTTTGCGAGCGTCATTGTGTGCTCTTATTTGTGCATCTTGGGGTAGTATTAGCATCCGGCTTGCCCACGTAAGTTTTCGTTCATCGCTTGGGAGTTTTTAAGACCCATCACTTTGTTACGATCTGCGTTCTGCGCATAACCCATATCACCGGCTAGAGAAGATCCCTTGCGTGGTACAGATTTTGGATTGCTTTGGTGACTGTATTCGCCTTTTGCAGCAGATCCAGCCGACCCTTTTGGTGGTACATAGCCGGAAGAATATCCAGTCATGTTCGCCATCTTTTGTGCCATTTTGTTTCCTTGGTTTCTGAATTGTTGTTATTGAGCTTTCAGTTGCTCAGTTTTTTGAATATCTGTTTGAATCTGTTGATCAGCTTGTTGTTGTTCGGCAATCTTCATATCGTGTGTCAATTTCATGACATCCAACAGATGTGTACGATCCATATTTTCAATCTCTGCATACGCGCGTACGTTATCCAACAGAGCTTTCGCATTGTTTTGTGTCACTTCAGATTCACGTTCTTTAGCCAATCCGATATCAGCGATCACACGCGCTCTGCGTTCTTGAGCCAATGCCAGATTGTTGTCGATTTGAGATTCTTCCAACTTGGCTTGACGATTCATGATTTCCATTTCGACTTGTTGCGCTTGGGCTTGTTGCTCGGCAACTTGTGCCATCTTCTCTCTTAGTCTTGTCTTGCCTTGGAGTGGTGCAGCGTCAACGATCTCGTCGTCTGGAATAGCAATGCCGATTTCTCGCAATTGCAATAATTGATAATAGTAAGCAGCTTTTTGAGTCTGCGTCAAAACAGCTTGTTTGATTACGGAGTCGTATTGACCGAATTCACCAGAGAAGAATTCTTCAGTTGGATCTCGGTTGGTAATTCTTCAGACTTTGCCGGGAGTGAAATTGATTTGGATTGCTTGCATGACCAGCTTGCCAAGCCATTTTAATGACATCTCAAGGTTATCGAATAAGCCTCTATTGCCTTTCAGACCGTTCGACGCTCGGACTTCAGCCAATCTGCCAGATACTTGCGAGTCGCCAGTGGATGATATCCCCAGCAGCTCTTCCGAACCTCCCGGTATCTCCATGATATTCTTGTCGATAATGTCTTGGTATTGGAGATAACCGGGCGGGACTTGAGGAGGATTGATTTCACGGATGTCTGCATTGACGTCGAATCCATCGTTTAACACTACGTTTCTTGATTGTCCCGATTGTAATAACATCGTCGGATCAACCACAGCACCATTCTTAGAGATCCATCCGGTGTTGATTACACTTTCCATCAGGTCGATTATTTGAGAATGGCGACGATTATATTGACGTTGTGCATCAGATATCGATTTCACAAGTCCTTGAATCTTAAGCTCTACGATATCTAATAGTGGTTCAAAGTATGCTAGGATCGCTACAAAAGGGAAATCATCGAGGCCAGTAGGGTCAGGACCGCTATACAACAAGCGACCACCCACAATGATATTAAGTTCGATTGTTCTCTTGTAGGAGTTAATAAGTTTGAGTTCGGGGTTTTCTCGTAAGACTTCTTGAATTGTTGATTCTTCTTCTGGTGTTCCATTTCACTCCTTGGTGACTCCTGTTAATTCATCGACCAAGAATTTCTGTGGTTTGTTAACGCGAACCCAGTGTTGATCATATGTCAGCAAATTGCGGGCGATATATGTCGAATTGAATTGACGATACATACCCATGTATTGATATTTGTTGTCTCGCAGACCCGTTGGCAAGTTGTCTATGATAGATGGATCGATCCACGGCATCATACACTTTACTTGTTGTCGGCTTAATAGATCGCGTGTAGATGCTTGATCGCAATCTGACAAGTCGCGTTTTGTGAAATAGGGGTCCAACATGATTGCGTTGAACGGCTTCCAATAGAATTTGAGATCGCCATTCACTTTGTCTTTTGTATAGTCCACGTATATTCCAACAATCGCGAGACCTGTCTTCAACGAATGCTCGAACGCTTCCGAGACCACATGGTGTGCATCTCCCTTATCGTACACATAAAGCATGACGTCAGATAAGATGTCGGCTGTCTCTTCGTCAGAGTCCTCGATTGGAGCGACAACGGTGGACATTCTATTTTCACGTTCAAATCCCGAATATAAATTAACAACACGTCTAATCTTGTTTAATTCCAAGACCATACGCTTCTGTTGTTCAAGCGCGGTACGCTCTGTTTGCGTTCAGTTGCTACCGGAGTATGATCTTAGATCTTTATACGCGGATGCGTAATACGGTCCTCAGACTCGAAAACAGTCATAGAAGAATTGATTGAATAAAAAGACTTTATCATTCGATTGGGGTTCGTACATAAATTCCGTTGGTTTGAACCACCATTATCAAATAATTGTATTAAAAGTCGAATTCACCACACCATGTATTCTCTTCTACCACTGGAAAATTCGATTCTTCCATTTCGATAATCACCGGAGGAAATCTTCGGCATTCTCCATAATCAGAAGTCAACTGATCCGCAATTCCATCAGCGACATTCTCATATACGTACGCAGCGAAGTGTCTACAGTTTCTGCAGATTTTGACGGTTCGTAACATTGGTCTTTCATCGGTAATATCCATTATATTGAGTTCCTTAGTCGTTTCCATTCTTCAGCAGTCAGTCCACGACCAACACCCATTCTCTCGATTGCTTCCGCTCCATAGATCAATGCTTTGGCTCCGTGGGACGCCCAATCGTGCAGCGATTTCTCGCGGTAGACACCCAATTTGTCATTCCATTCTTTCTTGAATGAATCGATTGCTTTCAGACCCTTGTCGCATTTAGATTGATCAAACCAGAATCGAGGGAACATATTACGGACTGCTTCGATACCAAACATCTCATTGCGATCTAATGGGACTATCTCGACTTTAAGACCGAGTCCTCTAGCGATATCGGCATACGATTTACCAGATCCCTTTTCACGAGCACCGGCATCATGTGGCATATAATGTTTCTCAATGGCATATGGTAGTTTCTTCAACCAATTCACATAATGAACCAGAGATTCATCAGAGTTCTCATAATAGTTCAAGAAATGAATCTCTTTCCCGACCAATTGTCATACTCAAATAGCGGTAGAATCACCAATACCGATATCTCAGCTACTATATGTCAATGAATGTTCATCATGCGGTAGATGACATATACGTCTTTCACCACGGGCTTTAGTCATCTGTTGACCCCAATACAATCCCTCGTTAGCAGCCATGAACGATTCTTCTGGCGTGCTTGGGTATTCTCTCATCATAAACTCGCCTTGTGTTTCAGCTTTTTTGACGTATCAAGCCTTTTGACCTTCGGTTAATTTCAGACCGATTTCAGATTCAATCTTCAAGAAATATTCTATTTGTTCTTGTGTCAGCACGATACCGGTCGTATCCAATGAATATTCCGGATGTTTATATCACGAAAAAAATCAGAACTTCCAATCCAGTTTACTTAGATGCGCGCCTTCTGACGCCATATCCATCGCTTTCTTACACATATTGTAAAATGAACCGCCCCGTCCGCGCGCAGTGGATTCAATGCAGCAGAACTGACCCGCCTGCAATGTATTAATAGCACCAGATATAATCTCATTCGCTTTACGCGGGTTCTCCACACAGATCTTGGCGAATTCAGTAATGTGAAGTAATTGCAACGTCCCGCTGCGAAGACTTGTACCAACTCGGAAAACCGATCCGTTCTCAAATCGTAATTCATTTACGTTATCCCTTTTAGCAGGTGTCATGTTTCTAAGTCATTCAGGAAGACTATCATAAGCAAATTTTACTTTGTCAACGAATATCTCTTTCGCGTTTGGCTTAGTGTCTGCTATTATGGCGGCGTTCACGTTGTCGTTAAATAAACACGCATCTAGGAACAGCAGGGCGTGAAAAGTTGTCACGCCTAATTGACGAGCCTTAAGAATAATATTAAGATAATGTGGTTTCATTAATTCTAATTGCGCTCAGTTTGGCTTAAATAGAACTTTGTTACCAGATTTATCTTTAATGTAATAGAGATTTGATATGCGCCATAACTTATTAGACAACAGCTTGACGGCTTCTTTTTCGTCTACTTGCATTGTATTATTTTTTGTTGAGAATTTTGGCGTGATTGGGTGGATAGAACTCGCCATTGAATTTGACTCAATTCACGGACGAGTTGCACTTACGTATTTTATTGACGGGCAAGTCTGCACAATCCTCGCAAAGTGCTATACCGTGCAAGACATGCTCGTAGTAATACAAAAGATCAGGCACCCCGCAATTGTTACAATTCCCTTTAAACCGATTCGGGTCTTTGTGCATCTACAGGCTCCGCAGTAGGTTCTTTACGATAATTCAAAATTTCAAATGCTGATATGTCTTCAATTGCCACGAAGATATCATTGAATTTATCATTCATCTTAATGAATTCTCTACCGTACATTAGAGTCGGGACATCTTCTTCATTCGTGTGTAACGCAAATACTTGACCACACTTCAAGACCATCTTCAGTGTTAGTTCTGGTTTTTTCTCTTCTTCCATTTTTTATTCCGGGGTTTCAATTGATAAGTCAATGAATTCGTCACGATTGGCGAATCCGAATCTAAGATAAACATTGCCACCATCAACAAATATGCCGTGCTTGCGTGTGATGTCATCATGACACGTAGGATCATCTCAACATGTGCATGAGACTCAATGATGGCGATGTGTGCTAACTAGGATGTCACCGCAATGTGTGCATTGGGCAGAATTCTTGATAATAGTCATAGATACCATATGATAATGGTTTGTATAATCGCATGTTACACATATCTCATAAATATTGTCACGATATTTATTTCATTGATCTCATAATGATTGTGTGGTAGATTCCATCCAAAAGGAGATAATATGAAGCTGAAGATCTTTGGAGATCATGAACCACAAACGATAGCGCAGATGAACGCTATTTGTGACGATGAACGCGTTTCTAGGGCTGTTCTATGCGCTGACGGACATCTTGGCTATAGTATGCCAGTCGGTGGCGTTGCGGGCTACAAGGGGCATATAAACGTGAATGGCGTGGGGTACGATATCGCGTGTGGCAACAAAGCCGTACGCTTAGATTGTGATACCTATACAGTACGTCAGAACATCTACCGAAATATGAACGAGATACAAAAACATATATCTTTTGGTGTTGGCCGGAAGAATAACGAACGGGTTGAACATGACATTTTTGATGATGAGTTATGGGGTCATATTGGTATCTTACGGCATCTTAAAGACAAAGCAGTTGCACAACTCGGAACAGTCGGATCGGGCAACCATTATGTGGATGTGTTTGTGGATGGCGATGATCGGATTTGGGTCGGGTGTCACTTTGGGAGCCGCGGTCTCGGCCATTCAATTGCTACTCATTTTATAAAAGCCGGAGGAGGAGTTGATGGAGTACACGCAGCACCAGTTATATTTGACGAAAACTCAGATCTTGGCGAGCAGTATCTTAAGTGTATGGAACTGGCTGGCAGATACGCGTATGCCGGGAGAGATTGGGTTTGTTCTCGTGTTGCCAGAATCCTACAAGGGAATATCATCGAGGAAGTTCACAATCATCACAACTTCGCTTGGAAAGAAAATCATTTTAGAGAAGATTTATGGGTCGTCCGTAAAGGTTCAACACCTAACAATATCGGCTCACAGAGTTTTGTTGGCGGTTCAATGGGAGACTATAGTTTCATATTGGAAGGAATTGAGTCAGATGATAGTATCTTATCGTTACGCTCGACTATTCACGGAGCTGGGCGCATCATGGGTCGTCTGCAAGCCAAAGGAAAGTATAATCGCAAGACGGGTGAGGTTATTAGGCCGGGACTGGTTTCGCAATCCGATATGGATGCATGGGTCACTAAGTTCGACGTTGAGTTGCGAGGCGGTGGGGTTGATGAATCTCCACATGTCTATCGTCGCATAGAGCAAGTCTTACACGCGCATAGAGACACCGTAAAGATCGTCCAGAAATTAAAACCGATTGGTGTATGTATGGCAGATGAAAGAAACTTTGATCCGTATAAAGACTAATGTTTATCGTCTTATGATGGAGTCGAACCATCTTCTCCATCGTGACAGGATGGAATGTTAGCCGTTATACTAATAAGACAAATGCCACAGGTGGGACTCGAACCCACGACCTCTTAGCTTTTTACAGCATCTCTAACCGACTGAGCTACTGTGGCTATTCACTACGCTAAATTGATTTCAGCGGATGTAATCTCTGTTAGTTGTGGAAACAGAAATACTCTCGCCTTCAACTTATTTTCACCACCACTTAACGCTTCTGCAACTTTTGATTTGCTGCTGGTGTAGAATTCTGGATGTTCTCTTTGACCGCCAAATAATCCTTGATGTTGACCAGAACTATTGTCCATGATTACAAAATACAATTGTGCCATATTACTCTCCTTGAATTAATTTAATATCTGCCGATGTGATCTCTACCATGCCCGGTAATTGGAATACACGTTCGCCCATTTCTAATCGCCTTGCTGCCATCGCTTTTGTTGAAACAATATCAAAAGCGACTTCTCCAACATAATCAGGCTTCTCTGTACACATATATAAGTCTGTCATATTATCTCCCTTTATTTTAATTAACACATTCGCCGGCCGTAGGAATCGAACCCACTACATCGGTTTTGGAGACCACACGCGCACCATTTGCGTACTTGACCGGCACGCTTGCAATAGGCAGGATTCGAACCTGCGGATAGGGATGCCTCCCATATCTCCCGATTAGACGTCGGGTGCATTAAGCCACTCTGCCACTATTGCGTATCTAACTACTTAGACTTCTTCACAGCTTCTTTTAATAGATTATTTTCATCTTCATTAAACTCTCTCCATGCGGTCACATAGTCACAATTTCCACTCCAACCCATATTTGGATCAAAAGTACACATCGCAATCTTTGAAGTATCGCTAGTGGAAAATGCCTTTCCAATAACAACATACTGGCCTTTGGTAGATGGCAGCTTGTCTTCTACTTTACAATATTGATTTTTCGTCAAATTCTCTAATCTACTTTCAGCCCATTCAGCACGTCTACGCCATACTTGTACAGCTTCCATATCATGCAAATTGCGACCCAAACTATCATAACACATATCTTCACTTCCTTTTTTATCTGTTAAATAATCATATACCGTTTTAATAAATATTGCGGTAAATGCTAATATAACTGCAATTGCTATTCCAGTAACAAAATAAGCAATAAATATCATTATATATTGCATTACTCAGTAACCATCTTTAAGATCATCACAATAATCAACACAACTATTAGATTCTCAATTATCATATTATCTCCTGTATAGCCCCATATTGGATTTGCACCAATGACCATAGCTTATTATGCCGTGCTCTTCTACTGAGCTAATGGGGCTGGTATTAATTTAGCCGGTACTACCAAACGGCATCTCAACAACAGTAAATTATTATTAATATGTTCTCAGTGTTCAATATCCAAATGCAACATCTTTGGGATTATAATCAGTCCCCCAAATGGCACGATTAACCATTCGCTCACCCGGCAAATGATCTTCCAATCTAGTGTATTCCAGCTCATTTCTACGACGATCTATACCACGCCTTTCCTTCTCGGCATTATTAGAATACAGCATTGATACGTAACCCATTAACAACATCTCGATGTTATGCGCGTAGTATTGCTTTTAGACTCTTCAATTGCTGATATGATGCTTTCTAGTTTCGATTTAACAACTTTAATATCTGACAGATTCTTACCGACTCGCGCCAAATCGTTGACCATCGATTCAATCTTAGCGTTGATTGACAACAAATCTTTCTTGGCTGTTTCAGCAATGAATTCTACTTCTTCTGTATTGAACATTAATTTTGGTTCCTTATTTATCATGTTATATTTTCGCATATTGTATTCTCTTTGGTCGTCTTTAAGATTCCCGCATATTGATTGTATTCTATCCGAATAGCTAGGTGGTTTCGGTACATCTCTTAAATTAACAACCCACGAATCATTTAATATTGCATTACATTGGGCAAACTTGACGCCAAGTGTTCATTGCTCTTCAAGGAATGAAAACCGGTGTTCGTATCAAAATGTCGGTGGTCTGTATATTAATTCAGTCATTACGAAACCATCGAATAAAGAAAACACACCAAACAAGATCCCGCGGCTATACACACGACCGTTACAAAACAATCTTCTGAATCCATATCTAATTTAAAACTAATCATTTGATTTAACCGTTTTTGTTTCATCTGCTTCTAGATTCAATTTAAACAATGGCACAAGTGAATTGCCGACTTGTTCGATCGTTAATTTCTTTTTACCATCCATTAACGCATCAATGAAACCATCAAACAATTTGACAACTTCACCGGTCTCGCATTCAATCCCGCCAGTCATCTTCTTATAATATGATGCCGTGTAGACCGTCCCAAGTTTGGAAATCGTTATCTCGTTATATGTATCGCGTATTTGTTCGTTCATATATCAGATGTATATGATATTTTATCACAATACGTCAAGAAGATTTTCAATAAATAATTAAATACGCGTCCACATCTGAGGACGACCACATTTATCACACGCGTTGATACGCATTGGTGATTCATAGTCTCGCAATATTTGGATTGTTTTTGGTTGATATGTTTGATTGCCACATGGACAAGTTGTCTCAAGTGTGGTCTCAAATTCATGTGTGGGTGGAGTTACGCCATCAGATAATGGCTGTGTGACTGACTCTAGATTAGATCATCTATTTCTTTTATTGTTCAATGTTCATTCCTCGCTTCTTACCAAGCCATAATCGATAATTTCTAGTCCGGCAATTGCACCAGTACCGACCTTCTCAATGTCCTTCTTCTTTGCGGTTTGGTTTCTTTTTACAATGATCTTTCTTTGTTATCTTAAACATATTTCGCAAACGATCCCCGGTCTATGGTGCGACCGCTTGCGACTTGTTGAATTCCAGTCTTGATAGATCACGCGTACCACTTGCCGATTTCATCAAATGCCGTGGTAATATCCGGATCATTGATATACGCCAATAATAACGCGTCTGCCGTAATATGTGCAGTCTCTGGATCATGTTGATCATCCAACATATCTAATTTAGATATCAATTCGTCTTTGGAGATACAAGTCTTAGTCTGTCTATTCAGATAGTCCTTAATAGCTTCTCGAATCAACGCGCTTGTATCACTATCTTTTTCCCCATCAACTCGACGTTGAGTTCCAAGAGTTTTTAATTCCATAAGTAAATCACCCGGAATTGTTATAGTGATCTTTAAAAAGTCAGAACGTTCTCCACGCGGTGGATGTTCAATAGTTTTATTCATTTGTCACCGTGTAGCCATTCGCATCCACCACAGATTGTAATATCTCGATGTCAGCAATTAATTGATCAATCATCACAGACTTCTCACGAATCATTAATTCAGCAAGAGCCATATTAACATACGCATTAACATCTTTTTGTTCCATTATTTCTTCTTTGGTTTATTGTATTTCTCAATCCGTTCTCTTCGTTTGAAATGCCGTTCACGTAACAATTCCAATCTTGCACCCGCATATTTCTGACAGTATTTAGCCAAATACGGCTGCGGATCTTCAATAAATTTTTCTTCGTTTTCAGATACCCACTTTTCGGCTTCTTCCAAAGTGATAAATGATATTGTAAATGACGGTAATCCAGTCCGACGAATCTGCACTTGATAGGTCCAATTCTTGCACCCTTTAGCAAGACGATATCGAATAGACGCCATATATCTCCAGTGTTATTAGACATGCCACATAGACGCCACATCCAGATATTAGACCATACCATATATAGAGATCAACATCAATATATAGATTCCACAATCAATCATTGCCAGTATTCTTGTCAGACGATATTATGTATTCAACCACAAACATAAATGGAGATAACATGATACCAATTAAGAAAACCAAAAGACCAACCGCACAAAAACGCATTATCCAAAATGAAAAAAGACGTCTAATTAACAGATCACATAGATCAGAAATCAGAACCACCATTAGACAATTCGAAGAATCAATAAAAACAAATGATCAATATACCATACAAACAAAATTAAATTCCGTTTACAGCATGTTAGATTCAGCCGTCTCCAAAGGAATATACAAACAACGAACCGCATCACGTACCAAAAGCCGTATGTACGCAAAATCATTGGTGTAAAAAAATTTATACAAGAATGTGGGATTATGGATTGAATGACGAATGATGATTTCGTGTCAAAAATTATTCTGATACGAATTTTAATATCTCGAATTCGCATTTAATTTTTTTTTGATACGAATTTTAATATTGATTGTGTGAAAAAGTGTGCGGGGGATTGAATGATACGAATCACTATTATCGTGTGCTGACGATAGATTATACGATTTTTGGTATTGAAATTATATTTTTCTGACTTGGGGATTGAGTACACATATATATATTAGTACCGGTTCCATTAAGGACGATGGGGTCTTATCCGTGTAAGTAGAGTCCCATGCCTACCAAGATGATATCATTACCGCGCGTGTGTGTGCATGTGTATGTGTACATACGCGGTATTGTATGCGTGATGATGTGTGTCTATCTTGTAGTAGTCTGTAGTATTCAACATGATTGCACGGCTAACGTTCGTGTACCGTTCAACAATCTTGTAGTAGTTGATTAGATGACCATCTAGACGTGATGATTGCGTGTATATACGATACCATTAGAGATGGTTTATACGCGCTTGTAGATGATGTATGACTGTTTGTGTGTGATTGTGCGTGATGTATTGAACATACACCAGCGATTCAATTGATTGATTACGATTCAGCAGGGTTCTTAGATTGATTCTGAATGAACTCTAGGACACCTCTGGTAGCACTCTCAACGACTACATCACGTTCCATATCGAACCCGCGATGCCTTCCCAAGTTCTTCAAAGCGAACATTAACAGTGTCGAATCCCCTGAAAGTGCCTTGTTCTGCATAACGTCAATACCCTCATCTAAAAACCGTTCTCTACAGTCTGACAACACGATTTGAAGATCTTCACTCTTCTTTATGATTGCCTGCAAGCTGGTACGTGATATTCCAATGCTATCGGCTGCCCTTGCGAGATTCCCTCTAGTTTTTTGGATTGCTTTAACGATTAATTCAGGGTCTATCTTGATGCCGTTAGATGGCTGTCTTGATCGATGTGCGGTGCGTTCTGTACCTTTCGGAAATGGCATATTGACTATTTGATTGATTGATTTAACGAATTGCATTGCATGATGCTGATATTGGTCGACGGAGCGACTCCTGTTCAAGACTGATTATATCCATATCTTGATATATTAAATCAAATTCACCATTTTTGGTTTCATGTTGGGGATTTCGTAAACTACTGATAGTCAATGTCCAAATGCACATTTTGTGACATTTTTCATGCTATGATTGAAATACCACTTGTGTAAAACCCGCCACAAATGTTATGTTACATGTATGACCGACACGGAACGTTAATTATGTTCAATTGCATATGCGTTGATACAAAACAACTAGTACGGTTGCGATACACAAACACAATAACGGGATTACAACATGAAATATTTCGAGGGTCTGTCAACAGAGACAGAAATCAAACAACGATACAAATCGCTTGCAAGAGAACATCACCCTGATCTTGGTGGTTGCGTTGAGACTATGAAAGTTATCAATCTGCAATACGAGTCAGTGCTATCGGGCGCATATCAAACAGCGGGGAAATCAATTACAGAGATTGATGACTTGTTAGAAAAAGATCTAGTATTGCGTAATAAATTGAACACTATCATTGCGTTGGATGGTCTAAGTATTGAGATATGCGGTTCTTGGTTATGGGTGACGGGTGAAACAAAGACTCACAAAGACACTCTTAAGATGAATAAATTCTATTGGTCAAACACTAAAACGGCTTGGTATTGGCGTTCAGAATCAAAGAAGTCATTCAATCGTAAACCAATGTCACTAGAGCAAATTAGACACGTTCACGGCACACATACGATTCAAAGACGTGAATACGCGATGGTATCTTAATTTCGATTTCGGCTTAACAGTATATGTTAGGCCGACACTCGCAATTAAACGGTTTAATTCGGGACACACACAATAACCACATGGGTATTATGAGAGATGAAATTATCAGACTATTAAACGATGTTGAATCAGTGTTGCGCAATGAACGCAAATATCAAGATCAATATACACATCAACATCCCCGAAATCTTCAATTGTCGATGAATTCGCAATTAGTGATTAATCATTACGCATACATTCAAGCGCGTCTTGAACACATTCTAGATGATTTCGATGAATTGGCGGTGGAATCATGAATATCACACAAATAACGGGTAACGAAAGAGTATGGAATCGATTCTTACATACTGCAATGTATATAGATTGGTTAAGATGCGTTTATCTTGTTGACGCATATAGCTTGATGGTCATTCGGGATTAATTATCGTTGTGGTTTATCAGTCAACACGATTGGTAGACCACAGCATGTAATTAAACGGTTTAATTCATGACACAAAACACACAATAACGGTGAAGAAATGAGATTTGAACAAAGAGACCTTAATGTATGTACTGATTGCATGATGTACATTGCATATGATGAATTTGGTGAACATTTAGACGATAAAGATAAAGACATGATAGTAAAATCTGTTGATCAATTCGATGAGTTGACAATCGCTTGCGAAATTGAACCATTCTTTTCATGGCAACCATGCGAATGTTGCGGTTGTCGGCTTGGTGGCGATAGACATTTAGCAATTGAATTATTCGAGGTGGCATCATGAAAGCAACATTACATTCAATCAGATATTTTGACGGTTGTTATCTTCGATCAAGATATCATATCGAATTGCCCACAAAAAACCGCTTGGAATACATGCAAAAGGCTGTGGGTGGTTTAATAGAAATCTATCATTATGATATCACAGGAAGAGACTGGGTTATGAACGAAGAGGGGTTAATATTAGACTTGCCATTGAATCCTTGGGCATTGGAGCAAGGTGTTGAAGTATACGGCAACATAATAGAAATACATGGAATACTTGATTAATCCCGAATCCCGTTCATCACTCGGTGGTGGACGGTAATTTGCGATTAAACACAATAACACAAAGGGAGAATTGTAATGGACAGTGAGGAATTAAAGAAAAATGAAGAATATCGCTTAGGGAGGTATCATGAATTCAGTAGCATTTATGATCAGATAGACAAATATGTTGATCATCATAAGAAATTACGTGAATCATACCCTGTTAATGGTGACGAAAACCAATTGTCTTATTTAGCCGGCAAAATAAGTGCGGGAATTCGCATACTTGAATTGATAAACACTGATTACAACTAACACAATAACACAAAGGGACAATATGAATAATGAAGAATTGATATACAAATTAAACAGTCAGATTCTTGATATCACGGAAGAATTTAAAGGACTAATACCGTCTTATGAGATATCTCACGCGTTAATTGCAAATGCCGTTAGCATGGCTCTATATTGTGCACCAAACGAATTGGCCGGTGTTAAAATGGTCATGGATAGTGTAAAAATTGGAATAAACGACTACGAAGAAAATCATTCATAACCCCACAAGGACACCATGAAAAAACTATTATTGACCACATTACTATTGCCAATGCTGGCATTTGCTCAACCAGAACAAGCGGTAATAGGCTGCAAGATCGTTCTAGATCCCAACGAGTACACTACACATAACGGCAAGATTCACATTAACGAATCAACCGTTGCGTCGATTTTCGAATCATTCCAAGCGTGGCAAATGCTGGAATTCAAGGTTTTCATCTACGTTGAGTGTCCATCTTGCGGAATGGCTCATCTCGTAGACTATCCATGTCCGAACGAAAATTGCCGAAGCAAACTCAGGTAGAATTAAAATAATTTATTGAATGGTTATCTAGCATGTTGTAATGATATGCTAGATAGCAAAAAAACAATTGGAGCAAACAGAATGAAAAAAGAAGACCTTGAGCAACTAGAGAAATTACAACAAACGATTATCACAAACGCAGTGATAGAACCGAAATCAATTGATTACAACTTGAAGCACCCGACTGGAAGAATCACCGCTGAACCATTGAATGGAGTGATCGAAGTCTCATTTTCTGGTTGGGGACCTAGACCGTTATATTACCCATGCAATCAAGTCTCACTCGGATTATTAAAGATGTTCAAAAAGAAGTCATTTACCAAAAAAAACATCGAAGAATTGCGTCTCTTAGGATTTAATGTCGTTGTTCAAGATACAATTCACGTACCGGACATTTTTCGATGAAGTATTATATCTATTTGCGAGTATCGACGGGCAAACAAGATGATTCGGGGCTTGGAATAGAAGCCCAAACGAAATTTTGCATGGAGTGGATTAATAAACAGTCCGTACAGTCTGAAATAGTCATCTTCAAAGACGTTGTAACTGGCACGGACAAGAAACGCAAAGAATTGGAAGAGAGACCGGCATTATTAGAGATGCTTTCAATGTTGCAAAAGGATGATATCGTAGTCATCTATAAGCGAGAACGTATCAGCCGTGACCCGTACATCATTGGCATGATTGAACGCACCATAGAGCGAAAGAAAGCCCGTTTTGTATCATCAATCGGTGAGATGGACGGAGATCAACCGCAAGACGTTCTTATGAGAAGAATTGTAGACGCATTTGCAGAATACGAAACTTTGTTGATATCAGCACGCACAAAGAACGCTTTGGCAGCCAAGAAAGCCCGTGGAGAGCGCATCGGACGTGTACCTTATGGATACAGCCTACAAGCTGATAAGACGCTAGCAGTGGCCTTAGAAGAAGCTGAAGTGTTGCAATTCATTCATCAATTAAAGAACGCTGGAGCCACGACACGATATATTGCTATTCAATTGAATGAAAACGGATATCGAAATCGTGGTGTAAACGGAAAATCTTCTAGTTGGACGCATGGAGCCATCAATCGCGTGTATGCTAATTACGAGCGAGTTTGGAGCGACCTCGCTTACGCTTGATTGGATTCATCCCAACAACGTCACTATTACCCCACATTGTGGGTAGTGGTGGCGGTATTATCTCTTGAATCGGCCTTGGATCATAAAAGAAATCTGGCAAGAAATCTTCTAAGATTTTTCTTATGGGCTGCTTGAGGTTTCTATACGCCAATAGTTCAAGCAATTTGGGCAGTGTCAAGATGCGGAATCGTTTAGTTTTGTGGACGCATCCGAGTGAGCATTTTCTTTTCCAATAGTATCGCAAGACCAGCATGATTTCTGACAGCTCATTGTCATATAAGTGATAATCGTCAAGATCATCGTTGTCACCAGTGTAGTAATCATCGCGGTCATCACTGCGGTCATCATCATATTGCTCTCCATAATTTCCCATCGTGAATGGTGCTATTCAGTCTGAATTAAAATCAACATCATCAAATTCTTTATTCAATTCGACAACCAAGCTCTTGATCATTTGATTTAACGACCCTTTGATTGCTATCTCTTTTGTGTCCGTGGACATCTCTATCGTGAATACTTGTCTCTCTGATTCAAAGACATTATCTATTAGATTGTCTCTATCGGTTCGTTCTGTGTCGGTCATGTGCCCTCTCATACTTCTTCAATTGTTACAAAATTCGTAGTCTCTTCAATGTAGATCACTGTCTTTGGAGTCTCTGAATAGACTTTGATTGCAGTTCCCAACGATACACAATTGTCATCGTCGTATACCAAGCCCGTTAGAACATCCATATACAGTTTAACGAGATTATCGATATCGGGCTTCTTGACGTGCTTATAGTTGCCTTTGATCGCTAATGCTCGTTCACCCTTCAGCATTGACTTGGGTATTGGCATGTAGAATCAGAACATAACACGCGGGAATCGTGGCATCACTCAATGTAGATCATCTAATTGATCACGAACGATATTGCGTAATTCGTGTTTCAAAGCGGATTGCGGATCGTATGAATGAACCTTGTTGCCCCGTGTAAAGATTCTACATCGGGCTTGTGGCGTTGGATCTCCGGGAATGATCAATTTAATCATCGAAATCACTCACTTTCAGTTTGAACATAATCGGTTCATGTCGTTGCCGGAATAACATCAGCGGATATGCACGGGCTATGACACCTTCCATCACCAATGTTCTGTCTATTGAAAAATGACTGATTGGACGTGATTTAACGTAGTCAACGACTTGTTGAGTGGATAAAATCAAATGTCCGGTGGTATATTCGATATCTAATTGATCAGCAATCTCGATAACAGAATCCTTTTCAAGTCACCATCCATCAATGTACGCATCGAACAAAATGAATGAGATATCATCGCGATATCTTGATCCGCACGCTTGAATCTTCGGACCATAACCCTCACCAAACAAGACTACTCTGTTGGAGTCCGGAAATCGCTCCATCATTTTGTCTCTAGTGAATGTCTCTTGTAGATACTCTAGAAGTTTCGCAGGGATTTGGGAGTCTTCATTCCGGCCTTTGAATGTCGGCAATAGATCGTTTCTCTCTCAGCAGATTCGAATATTAGTTCCATCCACCTTTTCGTCAATCATTCAGCGATTAATGGAGGCAAACTCCTGACACGCGTAATCTCCCATGATCAATTTTGACTTACGGCCTTTTCGTTGCACATCGCAAACGTAACGTTGTTTTTCTTCATCTCAAGCACCACATCCTTCGCGCTTATATAAACTCTGGATTTTCGGATATTTCATTTGCCTCCAAGACTGCTTTATATTGATCATGTACCATTTTTGCGGTACGCTGCAAGAAGCCGAATAATTCGACTTCTTTGCGTATGTATTCCAATTCTTTTGTAGCGTTCTCTATACGCATCTCATTGACGCCTTGCATATGAGCAATATAATCATCAACAATTTCTTTTAAAGTTTGGTAACTATCCATTTTTCTTGACCGGTTTCATATCCGCATAAGCCAATACGCCACCGGCAATACAGATACAGATCAACGCTAGAAACAATCCGATTAACGGACCTGCTAGCGGCAAAAAGATCAACCACCATGACCATGTGATTACTTCTGTCAGCTTTAAAGTCAACAGAATCAAAAACATTAGACTAAAAAATCCTATTTTCATGTAACCTCCTAGAATGGGAATTCTTCGTCTTCTTTGATAACGTCTTCCGGAATCAGATCACCATTACGTTCGGTATAATCATCGACCGCTTTCATGATCTGATCTCGGAATCGTTTTTCTACGGCGTTATCGTCGAATTCAAGTAATTTCTGGTACTTGGTTTCTCCGTTCTGTTCTCATTTGCGTGTTGGCAATGAGATAAATCGGTTTGCTCCTTTTTGGAAAACAGCGATCTCGTGGATCTTCATTTTTCATGGACGGATATATACCGACACGGTTGCCAGTAGATCGCCTTTGTTTAGTGGATTGACGCTAATAATATCTATCATGATGCTGCCTGTTAATGTTTTATGAAGAATGACGGTGATGTGCTGGAATTGGCACCGATACCGCGTTCTTTCATGTTTGTTACAATGTTTTTGAATAAATCATTCTTGTCGAATGTCGGATTGAATCGCTGTCCGTAAGTGATCATGTCCGCTAGTTGGTTGACTTCTGCCGGTGTCAACTCAACGTGAACTTCTACTTTTGGGATTGGCGCATCACATCGGTATTTCTTCCAGTAAGTTAACAGATCTTTTCGGGAGAATACCGGAGTTCGCTTGCCAATGATTGAACACTTCAATTTCATTGAACGTATGCAATTGTGGATATTGGCATTAGAACGGAACAATCCCATTCTGTATAGATCTCCAGAACCGTAAGATTCTTTTGTTAACATTGATTCTACCACTGGATAAGCGATATACTCTCCAGCATTTTGTTTGGTCATAAACTACTCTCTGTTAAATATTTGTGAATTTTCCATGTAACTGTCTGACTCTGGGATATATCTTAGAGTTGTTTCTCCACGAGTCCCTAGTAGTCTGTTTTTATGTAAAGCAATCTTTACGCGGTTTTCTGGGACGGACAGATCCATCTGTTGCATATTCTGGATGGTAATAACGTTATCTGCATACTGTTTGATTGCAGCACTGCCTTTTAGTTGCCCCATATGAATAGCACCTGTACGGTCATCTGTCTGCTTAGGATGCGCAATCAAGAATATGTGCACTTTGTGCTCTAACGCCATAGAATGGATCTCAAGAACTACTTCTTCAATTCGTTCATGGTTCCTTTGATCAGCGGAATCCCCAACAATATAATCTAAATGATCTAGTAAAATATATTTTACACCGTAAACTCTAGACACAAGCTCGACTTGGTTCCTTAAAGACTTAAGTGTCGCTTTGGATTTAAGTGGATTAATGAAAACATTGTATTTTTCCATCCACTTCTCAAATTTTGCAATCTGGAATGCTGTAAATGCCCCAAATCTAGTTTTATCAGCACAAACCACATTGGCAATTTTTCTTACAATCATCTTATAGTCCATTTCCCATGAATTAACCCAAAAACCCGATGGGTCATTCTTAAGAAGATTACATAAAAGATTTAAACAAAATGTTGTCTTTCCGGCTCCAGTGTCTGCGCTAATTACAGTCATCTCTCCAGTTCGAACACCTCCAAGTATTCCATCTATACTTTTCCAACCGGTAGAAGTTCCTAGATCAATAGCTTCATAAAAAGATTTTGGAAGATCTCTTAAATGGACTAATCCGTCGATCTGATTGCATTCCGATCTCTCCATTAAATCCTTAAGACCTTCCAAGGACGCGTCACCGGATTTAATCCAATCGTTAGCGTCTTTTGCTCGAAGATGAATTCTTCTAAACTTTTCAATGGGTAAAATCCGTCTAGCTTCTTCAACAGCTTTATCTCCAGCATCATCCATATCAAAACAAAGATAGACGCGCTTAAATCCTTGAAGAAACTTAAATTGGTTCTTAAAAACACTAGCTACGCTACCCGCTCCATTTGGCAAAGAAACAACATTTTTCTCACCAAGCTGTACTAATGCAATACAGTCAAATTCACCTTCAGTTATGATCAAATATTCACCCGGAGTCACATTGAATTGATTCCAAAATGGCAGTTTAAAAGTGTCCTTAACTTCGATAGGAACTGGACTCATTAACATCTTCTTTTTGTCGGTCAAACTTCTAGTCTTCCATCGGACAATTTTACCTTTGTCTACGAATGGAAATGCAATATCCCCGTCTTTGGATGCTAATCCAAGTTTTAAAGATACAGGTATACTTAAGCAACGATCTGCAAGGAATGATCTTCCGTCTGGACACAAAGAATCGTTTGTAAAGAATTTCATTTGTCTGTCTCCGCTTGTGATGTTTTAGAATTCATATAGTTATGGTAGTGGGAAGGATCGCTTACTCGCATTAAATAATATAAGAATTCGTCTTCTCCTTGCGACTTTCTTAAAATCGCTATAGCTTCGTTATACGGCACATTCTGACCTTCATCAATGATAGGCTGTGTCTTGGGAAGGGTCTCTTGCGTTGCGAGCTTAGAAGGCCGTTTCTGATCGTTTTTGACGGGTTTCTTGAGCCAGTTAGTAATAAACGTTCTGTTACCATCGCGTTTTGGGTTGCTAGGATCTAATAGCCATTGACGCATTAACAGCAGTTCTCTGGAAATGTCAATCCCCGGGAACAATGCTTGCCAATCCAACATGTCAGCATCTGAGATGTTTTCGAATTGAGAAGTTTCTCGATTGAATTCAATAGCAGGCAGCGCAGCGTTCTTCTTCTTCTTCTCTTTAGAACTCTTTGCTGTATTCTCTGTATATGTATGACGTTCTAACGTGGTAGGTATGACGTTTGAACGTGAGGGGTATGACGTTTGAACGTCATAGCTATGGATTATTTGAATACTTATTGCTTTGATTTTTTCAGGATGTATCTTAATATACAACACGTTAGATGAAATTATCCCTAGTGCTGACTTAACAGTTCTATAGTCTCTTGTTATCAATCCGAGTTTTTCAAGACGTGCCAAAGATTCTTGAACTTGACGTTCTGTTAATCCAAATAAATCGGCCAAATCCGACTTATTTCTTTGTAAAGCATCGCTATGAAACTTTTTCTCCATTGGCATTGGTTGACCAGTAGCTTCGTCTTTTCTAATTGTTGGTCTGTACCAGTAGCAAATCTCAGACAATATATTTATTGAGACTAAATCAACTTTTCCATTTTCAAATCGAATATTTTTAAACCAGTAATGCGGGATGATATGACCGATAAAATCGATCTCTCCCATTGCCAAAACTTCAGGTGTCGCATCTCTTAAATTCATTTTATCACTTTTCGTTTGTCGTAAATGTTCGAATATGTTACATTTACATTAGTTTTAGAATTCGTTACGTTCTCTCTGTTTGGGGCTAACGTTATTGTGTTGTGGGCAACTCTTATGGGTTGCCCACTGTGTTTTCATGAGCCCAATCGCTTCTATGCGACATTGAATCATTGCAAAACACCACTTTACGTTCGTCTTGATAGTCCTCAATGTTCATTCCGTTCGCTCTTATGAGCACGGCATCAAGTTCATCACAAGAACTGATAAACCCCATCTCTTCCAAATTTCTCATGTCTCCGATCAACCAAGGCACGCGACTTTCTTTATGTCGGTAAATGCCATTGTATCGGATAAACAATTCACAAGTTGCCACCCACAATTCAGCAGTCGCAGAATTGTATTGCTGCATTACAGCGTCATAACATTTGTTGCAAACTCCTGAGATCATGTGTTCTCCATGTTCGTCGGAATCAATTGATTTTGTTAAATTTACGAAGTAACGTTTCATCCGACAACTTTTGTGTGGACGAAAACTTGAAGGAGAGATATATTTGGAAGTGAACCTGTTTAAGTTCTTTTTGGTTGCTTTTTGATCGCTAAATCAAAAAACATTTCTTCCGAGATTTTATCTCATCTCTCTCTTCAAGTCTTCATCTTGTTGCCCGGTACAATTACCGGGCTTCTTTATTTCATATTCTCTTTTTGGATTTATTGCACCACTTTTTTCAAACCGGTGTCCAATCTTCAAAGAATATCTTCCCAATATTTATAAAAAACTGTATCCTAAGTTTTTAATCCTCAGTGTATAAGTACGAATCTACATACTACTGATAACCAATTACTTAAGGATACCATGTCATCAATCATCTTAGAGCCAAATGATCCCTCTACGGATATTTTCATGGGCTGAGTGCTCGGCTTTTTCTGCTGTTGGATGATGAACTTCTAAAACTAGTCTTATTATGAAAAAAATTCAATCAAATTCTTTTCCGCATTCCGGATACACACGAGTAACTGAGGTTCTATCGCCATTTTCCGGCATGGATAAAATCCCAAAACACATCGTTGAGAACGCTGGTAGACGCGGAACCCTAGTACATACAATTATTGAGGGAATCGTCTCTGGCTTAGGTACTTGAGGCTCTAGTGATGAGACAAAGCCGTATATTGATTCATTCATGAGATGATGGAATCCGTCTTGAAAGATTATTTCACAAGAACAGAGATATTTTTGTGATGTTCTATTGATTAGCGGACAGATTGATTTGATCGTTGAGATCCACGGTGAAATTGTCATTGTAGATTACAAAACATCATACAAGCCATCTAAGACGTGAATTCTACAAGGCAGTGCGTACGCATATCTTGCAAGACTTGCGGGTCACGACATCAAGAAAATGATCTTCTTGCATCTACAGCGAGATGGATCACCGCCCGTGCCGTACACATACACGGAAGACTTTGAGACGTACAAGAAGTGTCTTGAATGTTATCGATATTTTAATCCACCACCAAAGAGAAAATAATGTTACCAGCAGTTATCCAGACCGAAGAACACCACCCGGCAATTATCACCGGATTACCCACCAGCCAAGAATTATTGGTCTATCAGACGTGAGCCAAGAATGCCGCGGAATCACAAATGTACCGTAATGTCGGCAAAGAAGCAGGCATCATGATGATCATGTTAGCAGCCAGAGAATATGGTATCGGTCCCGCACAAGCGTTAAATGGTGGATTGCACATCATTGAAGGGAAAGTCGAGCTATCAGCCAGAGTGATGTCGGCCCTTATTAGACGCGCAAAACATCAATTGAAGATCGTTGAATCTACCAGTACGCGTTGTACCATTGCCGGCAAGCGATCAGACACCGGAGAGACTCATACCGTCACTTATACGATTGAAGATGCCCAATTAGCCGGTCTAATCAAAGACAAAGGCGGTTGAAAGAGAACTCCATCAGATATGTTATACGCCAGAACGATTTCTAAGCTAGCAAGGCAGCTGTTTAGCGATGTCATAGGCATTGGGTACGTCGAAGGAGAGATAATCGATTCTAGGGGTGTTTCTGACGATTCTAGAGGCATTGTAGAACCAGAGGTCATTCAATCCGAGACAGAATCGCTATTTGATAAGATATTAAAAGAATTTCCCCAATCAGATCGACCACATTTCGTCAACTTCAGACAGAAGATCGCCAAACAGCTTGGGCAGACACCGGAATATACGGACGTGATCATGTTCGGAGACTTAGAAAAAACCAAGACCAGTTTCAAAATTTATATGGAGAGAATGAATGAAAAAGTTGTACATAGCATCGAGCGTGTTTCTGATATCGATAACAGCAGCGTTGATACTTAATAGCTGTACGTTGAACTTTCAGAATATTGATACTCACGGAACCACCAGTGATCTAGTGGATGAGAATCAGACTACAGACGTGAAACCGGTGTTAGATATACCGGCAGTCTAAATGAAAAAGAAGTAGCATTTGGCTACTTCTTATATTTTTCTTTCTTTACCATTTTCGCTGGTAATTCTTTACGGACTTTGGAACTTTCGACAAGAGCAACAGCATCTTTGCCGGTTCCGGATGGTGTCTTTTGACGACCAACGATCTTTCCAGTTTCTTTGACACGCATTATTTTTTCTTCACCTTTTTAGGTAGCTTTTTATTCTTGGGAGTATGCTCCGCAAATTCCTTTGCAACTTGCGGTTCATTAATATAGAGATACGACTTCTGAGCTTGTGACTTGAATGGCATTACGCTACGATCGCCCAGTTAATTGTTGATGTATCTGTTAATTGAGATGCCAATGGGGTAAATCCGACACCGTTATCAATTGTCAATGACAACGCTGAAGGCGCAGTAACCGTACCCAAAGCAGCAATTGTATATACAATCACACTACCAGTAACGGCAGCAGTTGTCGCAATCTTGGCGTGTGTACCACTAGCAAGAACAAACGTTCCTTTGCGTTCAGCAGCACCAGCACCAGCAGTTAAGATTGTACCACCGCCAGATGGGAATGTCATTGCGCCAGTTGTATCTGCCATTGTAACAGCAGATGTCTGCAACAGTTTACCAGTTGTCCCGTCAAAGCGAGGAATTGTGTTGTCAACCGTAACAGCCGGACCAAGAACCGCACTAGCAGCACCAGTTAACGCTTGCCAAGTAGCAACACCAGCAGTCAAATTAGTCAGCATGTAGATTGTATTCGTAGCAACATTTGGTCACATTGTACCAATCTTATAGAAGCTACCGACCTTTGGATCGTTCACATCAGCAGTTGTTGGAGCGCGTTGGAATGGTGCTCCACTAGCCATCGGTACTGTTGGGTACTTCAGCTTTGGGAAACCTAGCTTATAGGTTGTTGGACTTGTCATTTAAGACTCCTTAAAAGTTATCGATTCTTCATATACTTCGACATCTGCTCGTATTTACTTTCTCGCTCAAATGTCGGTTTTTCTAATTGCACATATTCAATCTTGCCATTGCTTAGGTACAGCTTGTGTTTAATCTTCTTCATTATCTTGGTGTTGTAAGGGTTTGTGACATTGAGAATAAATCTATCTCTAATGTGTGGGATGGTATCGTACCTAAGACGCGCAATGCATAAATAAAAGGTGATATAGACGTCGTAGGTATAGTATTAGTAATTGCTGTTTGAGCTGCTCCATCAATTGTAAAAGTACATGAGCTTGCTGCGGCATTTATAACAATCTGTAAATTATGCCAGCCTGTTGTAGCTGCGACGCTTGTGTTTGTGACAGTTGGCGAAGTTGCTGAAACAGTATTAATTGTCCAATTTCCAGAATTCACATTATCAGAATAACTAAAAAATACACCATTGGAATTTGTGGTAGTTCCTGCCATGCAGTCTCCTAATCCACATTGAAAGGTATATCTATTTGTTCCATCTGATAAAGTATTTAATTTAAAAACCCAGTTTATTTGTATCGCACCTCCACCAAGCTTAATCATTGAAAATGTACTTGCAGTGGTATTAATCATAGATAGCAAAGTTGCTCCAGATGAAAAAGCTGCTGCCTGTGTTATGATCCCCGGATGACCAGCATCTAAAGTAATTCCAGATAAGTTTACTGCAAAACCTGATTGATACCATGTCAAACCGCTAGATAATACAGTAGAGACAATGGACGCTCCCAAAAATTCATCAAACATATTTATCACTGCCGATGGATTAATTACAGGTGCTGCTGGAGCTGCACTTGTCCAATTCGTGCCGTCTGACGTTAAAATGTTCCCGCTCGTTGATGGCGTTGCATACGTTTCTGTACTAGCGACCCAGTTTGTGCCGTCTGACACAATGATTTTACGCGATGTCGCGCTAGCAGATCCGGGAAATGTTGGCGTTGACCATGTTGGAGGTGCGGTCGCTCCAGATAATAACACTTTATTTGCCGTACCAGTACCAGCCAATATCGCTCCAGCAGTTGCCGTACTGTAGAAAATACCACCATTTGATGCCGTCAATGCCGCGTTTGTACCGCCCTTGTTTAAAGCGATATTGGTTGCAGACCATGTACCAGTTGTAACGGTACCCAATGTTGTAATACTTGATTGGCCGATATATGCAGCATCGATATCTATAACAGGAGTCGCCCCACCAGTTGATGAGATTCTATTGGCAGTCCCAGAAACGCTAGTAACAGTACCAGCAGGTGCAGCAGCCCAAACAGGAACTCCACCAGTCAAAGTCAGAACGTTTGTATTAGATCCAACAGCCAATTTAGATAGCGTATTAGCAGCACTAGCATATATTAGATCTCCGGTTGCATATGTCGTTAGACCAGTACCACCCTTTGTTGGTCCAACGGCAGTCGCTGACCAAGTTCCAGTAGTCACGGTCCCAAGCGTTGTAATAGAAGATTGGCCAACATATGCAGCGTCAATGTCTATCACCGGTGTATTACCACCAGTAGACGAAACTCTATTAGCAGTACCCGATACAGACGTAACCGTTCCAGTTGTCGGAGCTGCCCATGTAGGGACACCGCCCGTTAGCGTCAAGACGTTCGTATTAGATCCAACCGGAAGTCTACTAAGAGCAGTAGTCGTAGACGCATATAGAATATCACCAACAACATAGCCAGTCTGTCCAGTACCGCCTTTGGTTGCACCGACCGCAGTCGCACTTCATGTACCGGTTGTGACTGTTCCCAATGTCGTGATTGACGATTGACCAACGTATGCAGCATCTATATCGATTACCGGAGTAGCACCACCCGTAGAAGTCACGCGGTTAGTTGTACCAGAGACGCTTGTGACTGTTCCAGTTGTCGGTGTTTGCCAAGATGGAATACCAGATGCCAGCGTTAAGACTTTACCGTCTGATCCAGCAGCCAGTTTGCTAAGGGCCGTGGTACTAGAAGCGTATAAGACATCTCCAGTCGCATAACCAGTTTGTCCAGTACCACCCGTAACGGCTGATATCGCTGTAGCATTCCATGTTCCGGTAGAGACGGTGCCCAAAGTGGTAATAGACGACTGACCGACATAAGCAGCATCAATGTCAATTACTGGTGTTGCTCCTCCGGTTGATGTTACTCGGTTAACAGTGCCAGAGACAGATGTTACAGTCCCAGTTGTCGGAGTCGCTCATGATGGAATTCCAGCAGCCAATGTGAGAACTTTTCCATTTGTTGATACCGGTAATTTAGCCAACGTATTTGCACCAGACGCATACAGAATGTCTCCAGCGGTATAAGTAGTCTGAGCAGTACCACCATGAGTCTCTGTTATCGGATCATTCAACAAAGCAGCCGATCCAAGACCAAGATTGCTTCTTGAAGATGCAACGTTGGCTACATCTGATAGATTATTAGCCACTTGCAAAAATGTCATCGAATTGTATGTAAATTGCGAGAAGAATATTGCGTCAGTTCCAACGGTTGTTACCGTGTCAGTCTCAATCCAAGACGTATTAGCGTTCACAGTTCCGGATGCAATAGGAAACACAGTACCCGGCAAGATCTCAGCAGCTTGATCATAGTCAGTTGATCTTGTTAGAATCCATGCAGCAGCACCAGAACCGACAGTTGTGACGGTATATGATCCATTTTGCGCTTGCGTAGATTGATTTTTAATAAGTACTCGATCATTCAATGAAAGAGAAACCCCGTCCAGCATGAAAGCAGCCAATGTACTGTTATTGGTCAACGTAGCACCAACACCCGCAGCGCCATTTGCATAAGTTGCTACCAGATTCGCAGTACTAGCAGCCACAACGACTTGTTTAAAGACTGCTCCACTGGCTACCGCGTCAACATACGCTTTATTAGCAGCGTCATTAGATCCCACAGGATTACCAACTAGCGTTAAATAGCCAGTCATTGTATCACCGGTGATCTCTACAAAATCATTCTCGTTGACTCCGCTGTCTGCGAGAGTTGTACCAGTAGTATCATCCCAAGCAGCAAAGTTTCCAATAATAGAAGAACCCGGACCGACGACATTGCCACCGCTATTGGCAGACCCTTTGAAGTCAAAATTATCAATAAAAGGATTGTATCCAAATGTCATAGAGTCTCCTAGCTGTAGGTGTAAGATGCGCGATCAGCCCAAGCAAACGAATATGATATGTCAGCTTTGGAATCAAGTTGTGGTCATTTAACGCTAGTCAGATTCGCTCCGCTGTAAGCCAGCTTCTTTATCTGCCATTCACGGACTGCTTCGTCGGAACCCGGCAATGCGAATCCGGCATATATAAGATTATTTGATCCGTCATAATCACCGCGGAATTCACGATCACCATAGGAGTCCTGAACTAGATTGTGATATTGATCTCTTTGTAATGGGACTTGGGACATTTCTATTCCTTGGTTGATAGAACAGCGGATTTATATTCCACGTTAATTTGTTTTTGAAGATCGATTAATTGTTCTCGTTTATCTTTTGGATCAATTCTCTCGTCTTCAATCTCTCTGTATTGTCGTAATAACTTAGAGATCTTCATGTTGGACTTTTTCAATTGCTTATAGTCATTGGGAAGATCGCGCTTGTCGTCATTGGCAGCCTTCTCAAGCAATGAATAGAATTCACCAGTGTATTTGGTATTGGATGGTGTGTTCTCGGATAGAAACTTACCACACAACAAGAAGTTCTTTGCTCCTTGTTCAGGGCGCAAATCTTCTGCAAGCCCCATGAAATAAGCCATTTCATCCGCAATCGCCAACACATCAGCACCGATACCCGGAACAAACGTTTTGATTAATCGTTCGACTTTGACGGGACTTGCACCAGTCAGATCGCCATACCATCTAGCCAATTGAGATGTTTTTGATGTGTATTGTTGTTCTGGTGGTAAATTCTCTAGACGCTTCGGAACAACCGGAGGAGCACGCTTTTCTATATCGGTAAACGGCATTAGTGCTACACCCGTAGGAGTCGGCAGACTGTAATTGGTGGATTGCTCAACGGTTGCTTGCAGTATCGGTGGGAATGACCCTGACAGTTGGGATGCTACAAAGCTATTGAGTCCTTTTAGGGCATCTCCGCCACGTCCCTTGGCAAACTCATAGAATGTGATTGGTGTACTTACGAATAACGCGCCTAATAACCAAGGAAGCGGACACGCATAATGCCCATCTTCAGAGTAGAAATGAAAACAAGATGCCTTCAATAGCGGATTCATGTCATCGTAATCCGGATTGCCTTCATTGTACATATGTAGCAACATTGCCGGCATTGTAAGACCAACAGCACCCTTTGCTCAGAATTGAGGACTTTTCATGTGCTTTGCGATCATTGCGGGTTCTTGCAACATTACATTAAAAAAA